CTTGTGTTCTTTTTAAACGTTTGTCACCTGTAACGTTATCTAAACTTCTATCTCTAGGTAAACCGATACGTACATCAATACCACCTATTCTTTTTCCGCCTCTTAAAATTGCCATTAGTAAGGACTACCTTTCTTAAATTGTGCAACAGGCAAATAAACTGCTAATGCTGCTTCATCAAAATCAATTCTTAAAAAATTACTTCTCACGTGTGAAAACAAATATTTCTTAATAGTATTTTTTACAAGAGGTATATTTTTTACTCTATCATAACTTACATCAAAAGTATTTCTACTTGTAATCTCTCTACCTCGTGTAGCATATCTTTGTAATTGTTCTAACAAAGTAAATCTAGCACCTGGTCTTAAATAATGAAAGTTTATACCTGCAAATCCACCTGGTATTCTCTCTAATGGTAATACAAGTGGAAACGTATCATAATATGGTAATGTCTTTTTATATTTAGGGTCGTAAAAGAACATATTTAAACGACCAACACTAGGTCTACCTATTAGTCTACCTTGATTCATTAATCGTCTAGCAGTAACTCTATCTGCTATAGAAGATACAGCATTTCTGTACCAAGCAGATGTTTTACGTATACCGCCTGCCTTATCTACAAGTGGATCTAATATTGAAACCATATGCTATATTTATATAAAAAAAAGAGCGCTTTGGTTACCCAAAGCGCCCTTAAAGTATGTACTAGAGAGAGATAAATTACTCGTCTTCAGCTAATTTACTAAAATATGACATTGTATCGTCATCATCACTAGCATCCACCGAGTCGTTCATACTTTTTGCTGAACCGTTACTTTGAGGCGGGAGGTCTGCATTGTCAACGGTTTCAGTTTTTCTCGCACCAGATAATACCCTATTCAGTTTCTCTTTGAGTTCATCATAGGTCTTAAAGTTATCTGCTGCCAAGAAAGGTTTTAGAGCGTGTTGTTTTGACCAGACTTCTTTAATCTTGTCATCACTTTCAGCAAGTGCTGATACACCCTCAAACTCCGATTTATCATAATTCCAATAACCATCAACTTTTCTAATTTTTAGTTTAAAGTTTGCACCTTTCCAAAAATCAAATGGGTTGATTGCTGCTTCATCTTCAAATGCCGGTTGCATTGCTTCAGTAATCTTATCAAATATCTTTTTACCGAATTTGTATAAGAACACTTTACCTTCATTCTCTGGATGTTTTGGATCACTTACGACTAAAATATTAGCGTAATATGATAATTTTCTTTTTCGTTTTCTAGCGATTTCTTTATCACTATCAACGCCTGTATTCCATAGTCTTGTATTTTCTTCACTTACAGGATCTTTTTGATTTAATGTTGTTAAACTGTTTTCAATATACCAACCACCAGGTCCTTGAAATGCGTGTGACCACACTCTTTGCCAAGGCAATTCTTCGCCTGCCACAGCAGGTAAAAATCTAATAACAGCATAACCGTTACCAGTTTTATCTAACTCTGGTTTCCAAAATCTGTCGTCTTGGTATTTGTTTTTGTTTGATTGATCCTCAGGATTGAGGTTTGTTTCAAGTGCCTTTGTAAGTTTATCAAAGTTACTTGATGATGATTTTAATGTTTCAAAATCCATATTTTCTCCTTATTATTTGTATTCGTTGTATTTGTGTTACCTGTATTATTCGGTATCATCTTTATTTATAAAACTTTTATACCATATCTTAATTTTTTCTTTTAGTATCTCAATCTTATATAAAGTTTTATAAATTAAACCGTCAAACATATTGTTAATATATCACAATTCTAGCATTTTGTCAAGTGTGGTATAATCTATATACTTCACATTCAAATTTTCCCATTCTTTGATAGTACTGCTTATTTTATCTTTTTCACTATTTGCATATGTATTTACTTTATAAAAAGTTATATGTGAATTTTCAATCATCAATTGTTTCCATTGATTAATCCAATTGATACAAGCTGTTTTGTGTGCTTCTGATAATCCATAATTTTTTGTATCTTTATATACATTATTTAATTTATCTGTGTTACTGTCTAAATCGTGTCCTATCATAAACAATTCGTCTGGTTTTTCAAAGTAACAGGCTGCAAAACCTGAAGTCGGACCAGTAGCCCATCCTCTATCTGTACCCATAATTTCATTGATAGTTTTTACTTTATCAGTATTTGTAACCCAACTTACCTGTATAGAAGTATGATTGATATTCTTCTTTTCACGTTCTTTATTTTTTTTTAATATCTCTACAACACCTGCAAGATTTGAACCGTGCATTACAAATTCTTCACATTCACCTCGTTCATTAGAATTAATTACTTCTTCTTTTTTAATTAATTCATAATCTTGGTCTGAATAATTTTTTCCTGCCCATAACAAATTTTCATACATCATACCAGGCATCCTATTCCAATCTCTAAACAAAGTAGAATTGTTTTCACAATATCCTGAATTATAAATCTCGTGCATTATACCCATATCTACAGCACTTAAATGGTCTGGTGTAAAATCTCTATACAAAGCATTACAACCGTATATCTTACCGTGTGATCTTAATTTTTCTAAATCAAAATCTTTTCTACTTTCACCGTTACCTATACAAAATACTCTTTTAGCCATTTAAAAATACTTCTTTTAATATTAATTTACATTCTGTCATATTATAATTTACAAAAGGTTTCATTCTGGTAATCGTAAATGCGATTTTAGGCCATACAACCTTTTCATTAATTTGTTTATTCCAATTTTTGATAAACGATATGACTTCGTTAAACACGATTGCGGTTTGTAGCGATAATTTCTTTTGAATAAGTAATCGTAAAAATCTAGGATGTTGTCCGCCAAAACACTCAAAACCATCATTAAAAGAAAGGCGCTTAACATCAAAGTCATTGCAAATATTAATGCAATCGTTTCGAAAATGGTAACTGAAATTGTCTTTAACTTTTCTATAATTGAGGTATGTTTCTCGTCCATCATTTTGTAATAAATTTCCTACCCACTTTTTACTATTTTCACAAAAATTAGCAACAAAAAAATCTAATATTTCATCTTTATTATATTTTGTGCTAAGTTTATGAAAAAAATATCTATCATTTCTTTTTGTAAATGTATCTAACTTGCAATTAACTTTACCACCATATTCAAAGAAATCATAATCGGTAGTAAAATGTAATTTAACTGCCAGATAGACTTTAAATACATCAAACCCTCCATACATACTTATAATGGTAAAACACCACCCTTTTTCTCTTTCAACATTCGTAAATTGATTGCTTCGTTTTTGATTTTTTCTTTCAATGATTTGTTAATCATTGAGTTAAGTGTGCCTACGTCAAGGTCATTTGTTTCGCAATACCATATAATAGCATCCATATATGTTATGCGTTTTTCTTTGACTATTGATTCTATTTTAAGTGAAAATTCTTTGCTGTTCATAATATAATACTATATCACATTTTTACTGATTTGTAAAGGGTGGTTACTACCGCTAGCGTTCACCACCCCTTGGCGCCAATTCTGTGCCTGTTTCTGTTGCAAGGTACAGGCAAACCCCAGCGACCTAGGCCGCTAGTGCATAACTTTCGTTAGCATTTATAATTTGACATTACGTTGTCAGCGATTAAACTCCAGTAACTTTTAGTAGTAGTCGAATCTAACTCACCCCCTCAAAGCACACTTGTATGTGTTTTAAATTGGTGGAGGTGGTGGGAATCGCACCCACGTCCTCACTAGTTATTGAATTACCTTCAACGTTTAATTCTTTAATGGTTTTGTTAAATCAAATGTATGAAACATCAAACATCTTTCAGAACCACTTGGTATATCAATTGTAGCTGTAGTTTCTGTATTATCTTTGTTTATATAATAAGTTACCATATATACAGGTTGACCATCTTTTTGCATACCTTCTCTGCCTAATGATACGTTTATTGGTTCAAAACCAAAATGATTTAAATAGTTATCTACTAGTTCTGGTTTAGTACATAGCGCTGGTATTTGTTGAAAATAATACTCACCTAAATCTTTTTCGTGGTCTGCATATGCTATACTAGAAATTAGTAAACTTAAAATTATTATTATCTTTTTCATATCTCCCTTTAGCTGTTATGGTCGCAAGTAGGATATACTAAATCACCTTTTTAATTACTTCGTACTTATGACTTTATTTTTATTTTGTTCTTCATAATATTTATAAAAGTCTTGGATTGCTTTACCTAATGGTTCAAGGTAATCTTTCTTTTCCTTTTTATAACAGGCAACTGTACCATCCTCAGCAGCAAGTAAAATAACTATTTGCTCAATGGGTGTTTTAAATATTTCTTCATACATTACAGCA